TGCTACTGGTGTCGGTGCTACTGGTGTCGGTGCTACTGGTGTCGGTGCTACTGGTGTCGGTGCTACTGGTGTCGGTGCTACTGGTGTCGGTGCTACTGGTGTCGGTGCTACTGGTGTCGGTGCTACTGGTGGTGGGTTTGCCTTTGCGGCGGCCATTCTTGCAACTACAGCCGCTACTCCTGCTTCGCCCCCTACCCCACCCATTGCTGTTTTTCTGGAGGCATCTGCTGCTGAAGAAGCGGCTCTTAGTTCGTCTAAGCTCTTACCTCCCAATATGCTCTGTATGTCTATCGCCATCTATATGTCCTCCTTTGTTTATTTCGTATTATGACATTATATTGTGCCACTTGGGCCTACTTGGTCATTCAATATGGCTTCTACCACTAAACGCTGCGATTCGTCGTAATGCTTGCTTGTGGAATCGGATGTTGTTGATGTTTGCTGTACATGCGCTGCCACTGTTACCCCAGTTAAAGCCGAGGAAGCTATACGTGCCGTTATTTCCGCCCCGCTCTCCATTGCCTGAATGATTGCCCTGTTCGTCTCAAAATAGTTCGCTATCGTTACCTCCGCGGCCTTAAGGGCTATCTGCGTCTGGTCATTTGCCTGTGTAATATTTGCATCGTATTCCTTTACCGCAACGTTGGCAATAGATTCCCATGCCTGAGCCTCCGCCGAAAATCCTTTAATCTCTGCCTCGTACCCAGCGACTAAAGCATTAACCCTTGCGACTGCCCCTTGTAATGCGGCCTTATATTCTTCAATTTCAGCAGTATACATTTGCGTCAAACTATTGTTATTCGCTATTTTGGCATCGGCCTCCTTAACTTTCAATTCGGCCTTTGAAACAGCGGCACTTACTTCACCAACATAAGCATCTACCTCAGATTTATATGCCGAAGCGATAATTCCCTGAGATTCCACCTTTGTCTTATAGTTCGTTATAAGCTGTCCTTGCGCTTCAATTTGCGTTGAATATGCCTTAACCTGCGATACAAATATCTCAACTTGGGTTTTAACTATATCTAATTGTATTTGTGCAGCCTGCAACTCAGTCTTGAATAGGTTGAAAAGAAGCTCAACCGCGCTCAGTTGTGCCTTATATATTTCAATCAATGCCGAATTAACCTCAACAGTAAGATGAGCAGCTTCAACCTCTATTTTATATATGTTCGCCCTGATTTCAGCGGCTCGTACAATGGCCTCGTAAACAATACCCTGTGTCTTGTATGCTTCGACTCGTGCAGTATATCTTTCGATTAAGGTCTTCACAACGGCAAGTCCACCATCAGCCAGGGCCTTTGAAGCCTCAAACGTCCGGCGTTGAACATCAACCCAAACGTCCTTCAGTATGGTTCCAAATCCTATCGTCTGCTGAATCATATTGCGTAAGTTCTCCTGCTCCAACTCAGCCTGTTTTATGGCTATATCTCGTGAAGTATCAAGACGCTTATTGGCAAATTCCATATCGGCGCGCATAAGCTGTGCTGTCAAAACGCCATCCGGCAAGAGAAAACCACGTCCGGCCCACTCCGATGCTATTCTATCTTTTTCTCGTTGGAGTTCAAGGAGTGTCCGCTCAAGCTCTCTATCCATTATCTGTTGCTCAATGGCAGGTAAAAGCATTGTGCCGCCATTTTGCAAGGCATTTATCACCCTTATCATCCATGCCTGTGAAAGCGGGTTGTCGAAAAGCGTCTCCCCCATGTTTATCATATACGCTGGAGTTGCCATATCATCTAAGGGAGCAACACCAGTAAAGGCCCCTATGCTAATCTCAGGCTTGGCCGGTATATTAACGGCAAATAAAGATGGCGACGTAGGCATTGTATATGAGGGTACTGTCGGGATGTCCACTTTGGGGTTTAGGATCGGAGCATCTGGCGAAGTCAGAGTTGGCAAGCTCGGATACCCACTGAAGTCAAGCGTAGGCAGTTTAACATCTAATGCCGGGAAGCCTACGATGTTCGTCAAATCAATGGATTGCAGCATAGGTTTGACGGGGGTTGTCGGGTTAGTAATCATAAATGCTGAGGAAGGCGGGGACTTTGGGATTTGAGATATTAAGCCACTAAAATCGATGTTAGGGGCCAGCGAGCTTGGCATTGTAATGTTTGCCGATTGATATTTCAATGCCTGGACTACACCCTGCAAACTGTGAAGAAAAGAAACCGCATCATTGCTAAATTGGCTTGCATAGGCTTGCGCCGTTGAGATAATAGATGTCGCTAATGTTTTCCCTACGTTACCTGTAACACCTTCTATATGCGATGGGTCAATACTGACATCGCTTATGGTTACACTTTTTGCTGACCCGCTTCCTGAACCTGTTGCTGCCATACCTATCCCCCCTCCTCAATTACTCGTTCAAAAGGCTTGCCAGGCGTTGGATTGTCCGGCCAATCTTGCACGATGTTAGTTGCTACGCCAATTGCCGCATGGTGAAAGTTCGTAAAATTATTCAATCTTTTATCGTCATCCATTAATGTAACTTCATGCACTATCCCATCAGATAGCTTTATTATACCAACAATCCTATGTTTAAACCTACTGCTTTCCCAAACAGTATAAGTGTAAACCATATAGCCGTTATTTATCTGACAGGAATGATGTTGGCAATCACTACCTATCTCTTTTTTAACTACACTGTCACCTTTAATCTTATAGGCAATGTAATATTTTGCAGTAACAGTAGCAACCCCAACTATTTTTATATGCACAGGTGCTGTGCCGTCATTTGCGTTTGACCAATCATCTGTGTCTTTGTAAGCAATGGTATCCTTCTTATACATAACAATCCAGTTCTCGGCGCCATGATAATTATCAAAAGCCGTAACATGTAGATTTCTATCGCCTATTTTTGTGGCCTCATGTTTAGCCCCGATTTGAATAACGTGCCAAGATACGCTCCATGAAAGATGAGATGACCCTGGCGGAGGCTTGTAGATAAACGTTACCAATGGCATATTATACTTAGACAAAGGGCTACTAATACCACCGCTGGCACTATCAACCCCAACCCAATAGGTGTATCCGTTCCTATCGCCAGTTGTACTTACTGCTGGGATTGCAGGGAATCCCCCCGGTATCCAAACAAAGCCATTACTACCATAATCCGTTTCTTCGTATGACGTTTTTTCTAAAATATTCGTACCTATCCTTATCTCCTCTTCCCTAGTGCAAGCCCTATCTACTACCTGAGTTGTGAAATCGCCACGATATGTCGTCGTGGTGAAGGAATAATGCCCGTTATCATCTGTCCATTTATCTGAGATAACTAATCCTAAGGTGAAGGGGTAACTATAGGCTGGCCCCTTTGTGTTGTTATTCCTTTCAATTTTAACCAACGCATTGTCTTTGTCGAAAATGCCAACGTTTTGGAATGTTTCCCATTTATAACCCTCAGTTTCTGGCGTTCCTTCCGCCGTGTCATTACCAATTAATGTACCGTCAATATAATCATTATCGGCAGGTGTTTTCTTGTACACTATCCGATTGCTCCATAATTGATAAAACGGGTCTTCTATTATTCTGCTTAATTCTCTCCACATTGGGTATGTGCCTAATAGCGTTTGTTTGCGGGAAAACTTGCACTGTTCGACATAACCATCAGAGCCTATCACGTACCCATGCCTTGACGGAGATCCCGACTTTACCATGCTCGTTTTATCTGGTACATATTTAATCCCTGTGGCCGTATCTTGCTTCACTAAGTTATAATCGTATCCATTCCCTACAGTTCTGTCATTACCAAATATCTGCACTGTTGAGTTCCATCCGGTCTTTTGATATTCGGCATTGTCTATTGTTTCATTGTATGTATATGGATTGGCCAAAATAGCCACATGGATTCCAGTGCCGCTTTGGATTGCAAGGCTCGTACCAGTATCACTAATACTAAGACCCGACAATGATGTTCCAGCCGCAGTTAAACCCTTAAACTCTTTTGGATTAAATGAATATATCAATACTCGATAATCACCGCCTATCCCATCTGGAGGAGCAATATATTTAAGCTCATAATATGGGTCAGCCTCAAATACATTGTTTATCTCAATTTGACATCCTATACCACTACCACCCGTAGTTGCCTTTACCCCTATTGTATAACTGTATCCCGCAGAGTTTAAGATTACTGTTTGCACTTTGCCCGTTGAATCTACTGCTAAAACCTCTACAGTTCCTTGATAACCACCAGACAAGAAAAGAATATCATCAACCTTGTAATTTACTCCACCTATGGAAACATTTGAAGTAATACTTGCAATTGTTCCGGCTTTATTGGCTGAAACAAATACCAAGAAGATAATATTACTAATTATTGGGGATAGCCACTCTGTCCTTCGGGTTGCCACTGGCGGTGGGGCTTTGGGTGATGGGCTGTTTATTGTTATGGTATTGACAACTCCTGGGACATTGTTTATGACAATAAGTGTTCCATCAGGCATAGTCCATGCCATCTTGTGTAGACCTGTGTTTTCAAGATGGAACAAAATGACATCCCTTAATTTATTGTACCACATAAAAGCATTAGCACGGTCTCCTAATGGTACGAACTTAACGGGGACATCATAAATAATTCGGGCTTGTTTTACCCTATCCCTTAAGGCCATTACCTTGTCCTTTGCGGCATCGGCTGTACCTTAATTTTTATATCCTTTAAATCTACTTTCCCACCATCCACGTTTTGGATATTAAATGCAAAATAACTATCCTTGCCTCTATTAATCCCACGCCCAAATTTCACACGTAATTGCTGTATCCCGTCCGATTTAAAGTTTAACACAGGATATTCGTATGAATCAGTTTCTCTCTCTATAAGTGTAACCATCATAGCATCTCCAAATCGCCCATTTAGCCAAATCTCACGGGGTGTATTCACAGTGCTTGCCGGATATGTTTGTTGAGGTAAGGATAAATCTATAACGCCCGTTTGTACTTCCATATTCACAGGATTCCCGTTATCTTTATCCCCATTATTAATTTTATAAAGGCCATTCGCCGAAGCAGCATAGTATTCCCCTTCAATTTCACATATCGAGTTAAATTCCATATTCGTAAAGGTTGTCAATGCATTATTCATCGTATTAATCACATAGCAATTATATATAGTAATCGGAAGCTCTACATAGCACTGCAAGGGGGCTAATGCCATCGCCGCCGTAATATTTATATCGGTTACAATCGTTCCCATGACTTTTAATGGCTGTAGTGCTATCTGTATATTATCCCATAGAGTACCTGAAGATGATGAGATGGCCAGGCCAGTCAAAACCGATGCGCTCAAAGATAAAGGATAGAGTGTGCCATATGCCGCGATGTTTTTCACCATAGAAACTGTCGCAGCACATTGTAATGGTTGCAATGATGCTGAGGCTGTGAGCAATGTTTCAACCAAAATTCCAGCGTTTACGCTCAAGGGCTGGAGTGCAACACTGGACGACATAGCACTTCCAATATAGACGATTGCATCTACGCTTAGTGGCTGTAGGGAAACAGAAGCAAGCACCCCAAGCGTGGCCGATATGCTTAACGGCTGTAGAGAAACCGATTCGGTTGTAGTCGCTGTGTTACCAACAAGAATAGCCGCATCTACGCTTAGTGGCTGTAGGGAAACAGAAGCAAGCACCCCAAGCGTGGCCGACATGCTTAATGGCTGGAGGGAAACCGCGGCAGTGTCTATAATATATAAATATCCTGCATTTGCGCTGGCAGTTAAAGAAAGAACTGATGGGTCGCAAACTTGAGCATAACTTACTGATACGTTTGCCAAGCCACTACTTACCAGCGTCCCTATATTCTGATTATTAGAAACACTGACATGCGCTTGCCCTGACAATGCAAGAGTGCCATCATTAGCCATAACTCCAATACCAGTAGAAGTGGCATTAGCAAGCCCACTTAATACCAGTGTTCCTACTGAACTACCAACAGGGACATTGTTACTATTTATTACCTGAGAAACCGGCGAAGATGTTGAAGTTGAATTATAGGTATCCCCTGCGTAAACTGCGGTTATGCTGTGAGTGCCTACAGAAAGAGCCGAAGTCGAATATGCAGCCTGATAACTGCCATTAAGCGCAACTGTGGCAATTGTGGCTGCGCCGTCGAGAAATGCGACATTACCAGTCGGGGCCGAGCCTGTTACTGTGGCCGTGAAAGTTACGTTTACACCTGCGGATGCAGGATTCGTGTTTGATGCGAGCGCGGTTGTGGTGGAAGTAGCACTTGAATACGTCCCCAAAAAATCTTCTACTGTAGAGTAATTCGTGTGCCCCGAAGTTCCAAATCCGTTGATACCAAGGTCTACCGTTGCCGCAAAGTCATTGCGTGTATACTGAGCTTTCTGCGTCCAAGAACTACGGTCTGCACTTTTATATAACGTAAAAACATTGCCAACTCTGGCTATCCTGACGTATACGCCAGCGGTTTCTGGGCCGCCACTATCAACAACGGCACTATTTACCAAATTGTACCAATAGGTGTTGCCATTGCCATCAATATATACTCCGACTTCATCATCACCAGCGGAGGCAGTTGTATCTCTGACTTTCAAACCACAACAAAACCACGGGACATTTCTTGTGATATAGATACTTACGTCAAAGTCGCCAACAACCTGTTGGTATAAAAATGGGGAACTGGGGTAATCGGGGAAGGTAGTATCGGCAAACGTAATATGTAAGCTGCCAACAGAGCCGCTTCCTGAAACATTGTTGATGTCAAATACTGTAGTGCGGACGGTGTTAACAGCATACCAGCCGTATAGTTTCGCCCCGTCGCCGCCAGTGAGGATGTTCTGTTGTGTCGATGCCCCGAATAGATCAGAAATCGCGCACCTCCACTACCCCCCAACCCTTATTATAGCTTTGGGCGTTAACTGGTAATATAAAAAATCTTATTACACGTTCGATCAACTATTTACCTTTCGCCTTCTTTTTTGATTTCCCCGCAGTCGAGTATGCAATAGCGGCAGCCTGTTTAGGTGGACGCCCGGCCTTAATTTCAGTAGCTATATTCTCTGATATTACCTTTTTTGAATTACCCGCTTTTAGTGGCATCACATACCTCCTTTTTATCCTTTGCCATCCTTTTCGTCAGAATTTTCCATATTTTCTTCAGCATGTCTTTACGACACGCATCGTACATTTTTACCTCTAACCGCTTACCCGCCAGTAAACAAAAAAGATTCATGCGTTGACCATCACAGATTCCAGCACGGCCATTCGCTTTGCCATGCAGTCTTCACACGATGTTATGCAATGTTCTGCCCAAAACCTATGGGATGCAATCACTTCCGGCGAAAGATTGACACCTTCGGCTATCTTACGTTTGTAGCAACACTCCTTGTTTGTCAGCATGAGGCTCCCATTGCAATTTAATTTATGTTAATCTAACCTCAAAGTTAGACACAATAAGCGATTGCCCACTTGCCGCCGTTAAATTGCCGCCGAAATCCACATATGCTATGATTGAGTTGTCCGTGTCTGTTACGTCATAGATGATAGCCCCAGGAGTTGGGCCAATGCTGCCGCCAGTTGCTGTCCATGTAACATTTGAGAATACAACGTCCCCACGATTATTAACGGCATCCTCAGTAAGAGTTGCGCCCGTGACTGCCGCCGTATTCGATACGTACCCATTGCCAGTCGCAAGCTCATCATTCGCCGTAATGACAACTGCACCACTGCTTGTTTCACTGATATACGATGCAGCCGAGCATGTGATTACCAGCGCGGTTACATTTGTTATAATATTCGCCGCATTGTTGGCCGAATTAACAGCACCTGTACAGGTAATCGAGTTGCCAATGACAAACCCATCCGTAATGAAACTGCCCCCATCGCTACGGGTAATTGTTTCGCCACTTGAAGCCCATACTGCCTGTCCTGATGGGATAGATGCAGTATAGCCTTTTATGTTCTTATATTTGCCCCGGACAGTCGCTGAATTAACAAATCCGTTTCTCATTAGCAATATCTTGAGTGAGTCGCTCGACAAGTTAACCTGCTTATTCATTAGCGCATATTTAACGTGTGCGCTCATCGTTACTGTAGCCATTTAATCCTCCTCTGTGATTTTATTAGCTCGAACCACTAAGACCCAGAATGTCGAACGAAGTGAAGTTGGTTATTGCGCCCACTTGGATAGTGATGTTCGGCGTAATTATATCTGTTCCTGAAGTCCCGATAGTGCAATCAAGCCTTGGATACAAATAGGTCGTATCTGCTACCCCAGGGTCTACGGCATTTGCACATAGCCGAAGCCACGTCATAGTTCCGGCAACCAACCCAACCCCTGAAAAAAGATGCCCTGTCTCTTTCGATAGTTTAGCCTGTAAGATATTGCCACTCGTAGAATCGGTGAGATTGACAGCAGTTTTTGACACATCGCCCCACTGCAAACCATTTGTGCGGGCATTAGCCACCTGATTTAACACAGAATTAAGCACAGTATTCCCGCTATTGCTTTTAGATGTTGTAAAGCCAACACCAGCCCATCTTGCTTTAATAACCACACCTGCCTCACCACTTACCCCAACAATGGCAGTAGCCGACACAATAGGGTCTAAGTCCACCTTTGCCGCTAATGCAGCAGCCACTTGCGCCACGGTCGGGGCAGCAACGGTATCTGTCCCGATTATAACAATGTATGCAGTCGATGTCGCATCCGCATATGTAATTGTTATCTGACCAGTGCCATTACCCACAGATGTTCCAGCGGTAGTTATGGCGACATAATCTATCTGGCATGTCGATGCTGCACCAGCCGTAAAGGCCAATGCGTCCTTTGAAATTTGAAGTAATAGCGCACTTGTCCCAGGTACAGCCATATCAGGATTGAGAGGCATTGTGCCGCTATAGGCATTAATTACCCCGTCCTCAAATATTTTTCGTAAACTCTTCTTCGCTAAGAGTGCGTTCCAAACTGCTGTGTTAGCTCTCATTTATTCCCCCTTGATTAATCGTAATTTATTACTACATAGTGATTCATACCTCCCCCTACTATATGGCAGCCTGTGCCGTTCTGTAGTGGGCTGAGATTCATTTTTGTATTTGTTAGATTTTCAAATCTACCGCCATTAAGGCCCCGACATATGCCAGTTGTTGAAAGCCACATAGCCGCTTTGCCTATCGTCTTGCTCTGTCCACCCTCTGTGTAGTTATACTTAAAAATTCCCTCAACTGTATAGTTGTACTTCACTATCCCATCAGTAAAAGGGATTGCCGACGAATCGGATACCTTAACCATTGTTGCAGTTTCAAAGACATCACCCCCAATCGAATATGTCCCCTTGCCTGTGGACACAAAAAGGCCATCATCAACCGCCCGTATCATGGTTATATCGCTATCGAACTGCCTAAACCCGTTTGCTGGACTGTCCATTGACACCCTATCCAGTGCCGCTGCATCCGACACAAACATAGTTTTACCGCTCCCAACATATAGTCTGCTTCGGTAAAATTCAACATGCGTTCCCATTGGCAAGGGAATCTTGAGTTTGACGTCCAGCGACACTGCCGGGATTGGATGCACAACATTATCTTTGATATATCCATGCACCTGTCCATTGCAAAAGTATATGCGCCCGTCTGGTATTGCTACATAAGACATATGTGGATGCCCTACATTAGACAATATTATGTGTGGCGCAAAACCACCATCGAGAAAACATAAATTCCCATTAAAAACACATAGCTTCGTCCCATTCCCGTACCAAAGTGAAGAGAACCCCCCCCCCGCCTATTTGAGTGATACCCTTGCGGCAATGCACCATGCCATTGTTATCAACATAGGCGTTGATAGCCTTCGTTAATGCCCCTGGCTGTAACTTTGATGCGTCATTATAGGTATCAATCCCAGTAAAGGCGGGAATATCAACATAGGGGATGTCCCTTGCTATATTGGTAGATATGGGATTAGCCACTTTTCCTTACGTTCTTGGCGAAGTTAGCCTTTTTCTTATAGCTGGGTTTTTACTTTTGGTTTCCTTCTCGATAAAAGACGGCTTGATTGTGCCAGTCTTTTTATCAATACCCCCCTGCTTCTTAGCTATCGCCGTAAAGCCTCCCTTCGTGCCTTTGGCCTCCATTTTCTTCTCGGCCTTTTGTATCCACTTTTCAGCCTTTTTGGCCATATTATTTCTTTCTGCCTTTCTCAGCTTCGAGTTCCTTGTTGCCCTTTTCGGCAGCCTTCGCAAAAGCAGCGTGCATGTCGGCCTGTTCGTCTTCTTTGCTTCCTTCCCAATCCTGTAGCGCAGATTCCAGTGCAGCCTTGTCTACTCCGCCACCCTTATGATCCCAGTTTTCCCCTGCCGCTTTTACTATTGCTGCCGAATGTTCAGGGTTTTGACCAACAATAGTATGAGGTTCAACCGTTTTTTCGTCAGCCCAACGATTACTTCCTAAGTCCATATCGCCATCCATCTGCCCCTCTTTTTTAGGTACAGACATGACATGCGTTGCTGCGCCACCAGGATGATGGTGTATTACGTGTTTTCCTGCCATTCGTCCCTCCTTTATTCGTGGACAACGGATATTGTATAGTTATCCGTGCCGGTTACTGTATATCTCATATTTACGGTTACAATCCCATAAGGTGAAATCGAGATTGAGTTGACTGAGTTGTTGTCCGATGTGCCCGTAGGGAAATACCCCATGATTTTCCGTGTTTGTCCCCCTGGGCAGTCAATAGCGTTGACTTTAGAAGTCCCTACCGTAGCCCCATTCGCCACACTTACAGGGATAAAACACATGTGATTGTTTTGGTACTTTTGGATATTGTAGTCCTCAGCCATTACTATGCTGTTCAGCGATAGAAGTATGGCTATCCCTACGGCTATTGCATACAATTTAAATCTCATCTTTAACCTCCATATGAATTACCGAGGCCTTTAGTATAAGAGCCTCGTTCTATTGGGTTTACAAGTCTATTTACTTCAACCTTTGCTGGCAACTTCATACCATAAATAGACGCAAACTTCGCATCCCATATTTGAGAGCTTTGCAAATCCATTTGTTCACTGTCTCTTTTCTCGTACACCCGTTTCAATATCCACATATACAAACTATCGTGATATGCATACGGTATTTCCGGTTTATCCGTAACGTCTTTCATTTGGTTTAACGCCATACGCTGGACACTCAGGTCTACGCTATCATCAGCATTAGGGATTGGCGAAAAGGTAATTGTATGGTCAGCCCTTATGAAGTAACACCACGGAGTGCCAGCGATATTGTTAAGAGGTGTAGAGACAAAACCACCCGGGGAGAAAAACGCTGCCGGAGTATCGTTTAAATCGCTCATTGTAAAGGTTGCCGTCTTCACCAAATGCTCTGTCCTGTGCATAAGTGTTTGCTGTGTGCTTTTCAGCTTCACAAAATAAACACGCAGGATAGATGGGTGTAGGTTATACGTTGGCGTCCCTGGTACAAGAGAAATGCGACAAACATCCGGCGTCGAGTTATCCTCTAAAATTGGCGCACGTCTTGCAGCCTCATCAACAGCTTCGTTGGCAAACATCACCAATTCTTTATCGCTGTTCCTATAAGGCTGCAATTCGTCATCAAGGAAAATCCTTGCGTAGCCAATTATCTCACCAAGATTCACGTTGGCATCTCTACGGATACGTGGTTAAACCTATACCTGGACGTTGTTTGAGTTTCCATCGCACCCTTGTCCTGGTTTAATACCGGTCTGTCGGACTGAATTACCATCTCCCGTAGGCGATTGTGAACAGATTCAGGGACTATAGCCTCAATCCCACATTCCAGCCTCGTAATCTTGCCGTTTATGTTCACCTGTATTCTTCGCTGCTCGCCCGACAAAACCGGCTCAGGGGTAAGGTTTACCTTATACCTTTTCCCTTTGCCTTCTCTCTCGTATTCTTCCAGTTGAGCAGATTGCCGTAAATACTGCTCCTCCATTTTCTGCTGATATTTTTGCCTTGCACTACTTATCCCATCGACGAACCCATCTGCCATTAGCCTAATCCCACAGTGTAAGGCATACATGACAAGTCGTAGAGGGTTAAAGTAAACCCTGCGGGGGTTGTCATTGAAGTCGTGCCAGAGGTAAATGTCGCCGTAGTCGTGGAAATCTTGACATATCCTATCGGTGCATTGTTGGCTGGCAGTTCCGGTAAGCCTATAACCCCACCCGTTGGGACTTCGTTGCTTTTTGTGGTTGTTACCGTGCCGCCAGTTGTGATTGAAAACAGGTACAGGCAGTCGGTATTTGTTGCTTGTGTCGTACACGCCGTCATGGCGATGTTGTCTGTACCTGCTTTGGTGAAGTAAACACCGTTGACAGAGCCGTAGATAGTATTGGCGATTTTAATAGTTGCGCCTGCGCCTGTTCCGACAACTATCCCCGCGGTTGTTGCAGGGCTTAACCTGTCAGACGCATAACGCAACATATCCCGAAGCTGTTTTTCTAAAATCCCAAGTAGCGTTGAAACTGTTGGAGTTGTCGGTTGTAAAATCCCCTGCCAAGGGGTCTGCTGACCTGCTGGTAAATCTGGATATGACATTCCTTATTCCCTCCTTTTTATAGTGTTGTGCAAGCAGTAAATAAAACTACCGCCCAAGCATCATTCAGATACGATGAACCCTGCATCGTTTTCCATCCACAAAACCCCCGCTGTGCCAACGGGTCGGCTGCGCTTGATTTCGGCATAACCACGTATGGGGTTACAGCGAATTCACCCTTAAAGGCCACACCACACCACGCATCCTGCCCCATGACTATCAGAGGATAAACATCTGAATTCGTCCCACTCGTGCTTACAGTAGAAGCACCGCTACCATTGTATACGCCACCAGCATCGACATAAGGGATATATGTCGGCGTTGCGATAAACCTGAAATCCATCCACGAGCCTATCTCGTAGATTTCATCGAGAACATCAGTGTGCATACCGTACTGTTCCATAGGAATAAACCCTGGAAGCGCACGAATGTCCTGTGTCAAATCAGAGTGGCATACTATTACATATCCACCCTTGACCGGCGTGGTATTAAACATTGCACTTGGCCCAATCATGCTGTTTATCGGCTTGGCCCACTGTGCCTTAAGCGAACGTAACGCCTTGTTGAGTATGCCAGTCGTTAGTGGTGTATTTACCTGAGCGATAGCATTGCCATTGCTGTAGAATGCGCTTGTACCGGCCCTCAGTATATACCACTTCAGCAATTCTAACGAAAGTTCCGCTTGGCTCTGAAGGATGTCCTGAAATTCCCTTAAGGGATTATCGGGATGTGTCATTATCGTCTTATCAGTAAAGGCAATCAGATCGCCATACTGATAGAGCGGAATACCGACATCTGTATATGTTACCTGCCTTGGCTGCGGCGTAACCCCTTCCAGTAGAACTGTTGTGTTCGGGGCTAAGTGTTCGTACCTTCTGAATGACAGTTGGTCAGTGCTTGCGCCTGGCAATGTCTTCCCCTGCATAAACTTCTGTAAAATCATCCTACGGCTTGCACGGCGTAGCAGTTCCTCTGAAAACTCTGCCGCTTGTCTTGGCTGTACGCCAGTGTAAGTGGTCATACCGTAGCCAGTGTTAGGGATAGCTACTTGTATGCCTTGCTGATATACTGGAGATGTGTCTATTCCCATTTCTTGTTTCCCCCTTTACTTTATTTACTTCTTGTCTGCATTGGCTAAAGCCAATTCTTTAAAAATCTCTGACTGTGTTTTCCCGTTCTCTACACCTTTATCGTCTACGTTCCGTTGTTTGAATTCAACGGGATTCATCCCATGTAATTTCTGTGCATTATCTGATACAGGCTTAGGAATGGGTGGAATCTTTACTACTCCGGCCTGATGTTGCTTGTACTGAGTATACATACGATTAATCTCAGGGCCTGATCCGGATTCGTAAATCTTCTCAAGACGTGATTTTTCTGATGGGACTGGGCATTTGGAAATCCACTCTGCAACGTTCTTGTTTAGTTGTGTAGCCCTTTCAACTGTCTCAAACTCAGCGTGTCCGTAAGTTGCAGACTGATAGTGAAGGTCAGCGGTCATCCCTTGATTATGCTGTGCCAATACCGCCATCGCTTGTTCATATTCTGATAGTTTTTGCTGCATAGGAGTAGTGGCAAGCTCTAAGAGTTCTGCAATCAACTCAGGATTTTCACCTGCAAGCTCTTTAAACCGCTCATTTTTAAGCAAACTATCGCGGTAAGTCTGTATTTCGCTGGTATTTTCAACTACCGCCGACGATGGCTCTTTTGCTAAAGACACCTCCTGCTTTTCATCTGTGATTGTTTCCTGTATGTCTTGCGATGGCGAAGTTTCTACTGCTATACTTTCAGTGCCACCAGCATTGCCATCACCAGCATTGCCATCACCAGCATTAATCTGTTCAGTGTTAATTACATCATCCATCGTTACCCCCTTTCTTAATTATCCGATTCAAGACTTGCGGCCCGCCTTGTTTGTTAAAATATCCTTTAGCCTATCGTAAGCAGCCCCTTGTCCTTGTATGTGAATTAACTTATCTGGCGTACCCTTAAAGGCCATGTCCTTACATCTCTCTTTTTCTAAATCAAGTAGCTTTATGAACAATAAGGTTAATTGTATATCTCCATAAGCTCTAATACTGGAGATAGTATCGTTTAATTGTTCATTATATGTTCTATCTTGCATTAACCTCTTACCCCGCCAATAGAAGTAGGCTCATTATCTGGAAGATAATTGCGGTCATTACCTTGATTAGCACTAACCCCTCTTTGTATTGAAGCTGCTATTAATGTCCTTGGATTTGGGACTACAACCCCTGCCGTTTTTGGGACAACGACTTCAGGGCCTTGTTCTCCGACAACATAAGGTTTTTGCGGCTCAACATAGCCACCAAACAACCGGTGTTCTATTTCGCCACCTTGTTGCTCTTGTTGCGGTGCAGTAGGGGAAAGCATTGCCTCATTAACGGCCTTATGGCTCTCCAATTCCTTGTTATGTGCATGTTTAACTTGTTTATCAATTAAAGAGTTCTGCGCTTTTGTGTTTATCACGTCTATGTCATGCTGATTCTGTTTATCTTGAGCCTCAGATTGTGTCTGTTGTTGTGCCTGTAATTGTTGAGCTTGAGCCTCTTGATTCTGTTGTATTTGTTCAGGAGTAAGCAAAATCTTATCGGGGTCAAGGTGGATAGCTCTTAAGTAATCCTTGCCTATCGCATCCCAGTTTATTCGCTGCTGAAGGTCAGGAATCATCTGGGCCATTTGGGCTAACGATGTTATAGCATTTATTTTCATCTGCTCGGTCAAGAGTACCCTACTGCCAGTAGGCTCTATATGGTAATCACCCTTAACTGTTTCGTCATCATGGAAGTCCATAAGAAAATCATATAAAGACATGAGAACGCTTTCAGTAAGATGGTCAAAGTTCCTCACAATACGGTCAATAACAATATTCAGATTTGTAGCATTAGTGTTGATTTGTGTTGCTGTTTTCTCAGTCTTAGATTCCTCTGTTGGCAAGAATAGGGCTTGTGGTAAATTACATTCTGCATCGCCCATTAATTGTACTTCATTCATAGCTTCTAAGTATTTATCAGTATAACACTGTGGCTGTAACAACTGGACTGCTGGTTTATTAGATGGGCTTGCCGTACTGTCTATGATATAATTCTTCCCAGGATAATCATTGTCAAAATTAGTTTGAGCGGCAAACTGGCCTTCGTCTATAATTTTTGGACTCCACCCGAAGCTGATACATTGTCAAGCATAGCTCGTTGAAGACTGCATACAGCCTTCTGTGTATCCCTTAAAATTCTCACAAGCCCTTGTCCTAAAATACTCGTCTCGTCCTTGTCGAAATAAAATAGGTGAAAAGGCAAAATGCTGTCCCGCAATGGATTAATCATAAACTTAATGACTTTATCCCTGCATATCCATACGTTAGCACATATTTGTGGAATATCACCCACTATATTTTTGTATGGTTGGAAATACGTCTCATTTTGAATATCTTTGACGTTTAACCATCCCCAATATTCAAGTACCTGATACCGGTCTGGGATTGGCAATGTGAGAACTGTATCTACACCTGAAACACGCACATCCCGCTCCCACGGTTGGGGAATATAATCACCATCTTTATAACTGGCAATCAACTCTCTAATTGGCGAAGACATGAAGTCAGGTCTTTGGGAAAGGAGGTCTAAGTCTCTTTTGCTTGAGGTGTGCATAATGATAACATAATCACTTAGGATTTTCCCCTGCTCGTCTTTATATGTAGTCGTGTGCATATCAGGGTAAAAGTTCCAAATTGGTATATAACGGAATGTAGGCGTATACACATCCTCTGGTTGTTGCTCGTAATTGTATCCATTGGGACGTACCCGGAATCTCTGGTTATGAATTGCCAGAGGCCCTTGAATCACACCTGTTCCATACATAATTGCATCCCATATAACCTTTTCGGCAACTTCCTGATAATGACTTTCATGTAACATATCGTCCATCAACTTGGACATCTTAGCACAGGCTTTTGGGTAT